ATTTCTCTCCAAGTAAAAAGGAGCGCAAGATCGATCCGCATCTTCTCACCTTCACTAAATGAACAGTATGAGAAGTCCTCCTGAATAGGAGATTTGATTGACTCATTAAACTCCTCATCCAAACAGAAGTTAATAAAAAATTCCATCATCTGCAAGTACTTATTAACTTGACTGTTAATAAGAGGTAGATACTTTTTAATGATTTGGGTCTTTACTCCTCCGTCTTTTAGAAGGTCATACACAAAGTTACAGTTTGTAAGTTGATCTTTTTTAGATTCCGTTTCGTCAGAGACAACTTTAAACTGATTTTCTAAAACTTCTAATTTCTCATGTTCAGTATTTCTTTCTGCAAGTCTAGTGGCAACAGTTTGAATTTCCTGTTCAAGATCTCGGACTTGTCGCTGATATCCAGAGATCTTAGTATTGATTTGAGAAATCTCATGTGTAAGGTGAGTAACCTCTTTAGAAACTGTGGAGAAGTGACGCTCTCGCTCTTCTTCCTCGGCAATTGCCTCTTCCAGTTGTACAAAACCAGAACGCAACTCTTTTGCTTTATTTTGAGCGTCTTCAATTCTATTTATTCTAAAGGTCTCTTCAATGGATTGGGTGCAAGTAGGGCAAACCGTATTATCATTAAAAAACTTATGCTCTTCAGTAATTGCAGATACTTTTTGAGAAATCTTTCCTTTAAGGTTCCCCAACTGTCTCAATTTAGAAGTTGCTCCAGAATACTTCTCAAGTTTTTTCTGAGTGTCAATTAGTAGATTCTCAATATCTAAAGAATCTTTTAAAAGACTATCTTGAGTATCTGTTAACGTTTTAATTTGAGTCTTCTTAACTCCCATATCTTCAGCAGCAAGTCTCTCTACCTCACCAATGAAGTTTTTCTGCATCTTAATTTTATCCTCAAGATTTTCAGTTTTATAATCTAAACTGCGAATCTCATCTTTATTACCTTTAATCTTATCTTTAACGACAGTATTCATAGAAGAGAAGATCTTAATATCCAATAAATCTTCAATCACTTCTCTTCTAGATGCTGCAGGAAGTTGCATGAAGGGAATAAAATTACTGCTACCCAGAATTACAATCTGGGTAAAAGACTTATAGTTCATTTTAAGAACTACCCTCTCCAACCAAGTCTGCTGATCCTTTGATGCCGCATCAGAGTTTAGTAGTTCCCCATCTTTATAGATTTGGAATATTGTGGGTTTAATCCCACGTATAACTTTCCAAGTAGTGTTGCCTATTTTAAATTCAATCTCAACCAGACAATCTTTTTCATTAACAGAGTTAATCAAAAGTGGTTTATTCACACCACGATATGATTTACCAAATAGAGAGAACGTCAATGCATCAAGCATTGTACTCTTGCCAGCACCATTATTACCAATAACAAGAGTGGTTGATGCCCTGTTAAATTCTATCTCGGTAAATTGGTTTCCCGTGCTAAGAAAGTTCTTGTAACGAATCTTCTCAAAACAAATCATTAATCTTCGTCAGGTGGTATTACAAGGTCATTGGCAGTGATGATAGCGTAATTGTATTCATGCATCTCACAAGTTTGAATCATAAGATCAGTGTCCACATCAACAACTTCCAATTCTGGGTAGTCTTTATCTTCAAGCATCATAGAAAAACGAACAGCATCATCTTTTTGTTCAAACATATAAAGGATTTGATTACCTTCACTATTTGTAACTGAATATGCACCTTCTTTATTTTTTCCAGATACCGTAAGGATAAACATATTATATCAACTCACATGCCTGTTTGTAAACTTCATGTATTAAATGTTTAATTTCTGCTTTATTCACAGATGACTCAGAATCGTCAATATATTTACTTAGAATAGAAATAGTATCTTCAGACTCTGGATCATAGTCATCAAAGTTTGTTTCAACATCCACAAAGGTTTCAACAATCTTCATCTCGTTGATATTTGATCCAAGAAGTTTATCAACAAACTTTTCGTACTTTTTAGGATCAGTCTTCTTACGAACAATTAACTTAACAATCTTACCTTCATACTTTCTAGTATCAAAAGTTTGGTGTGGAGTATCATCATAATCAATAACCTCATACATTGTATATGGATTGTTGATTTGTTCTAGATTCATATTATTCGTATCTAGAATATGAAATCCTCTCTCGTCACCCATATCATTTGAATAAATCTCATATGGATTTCCTAGATATGATATTCGTCCATCTGTTGATCTAGTGTGATAGTGACCGCTGAAGACATGGGTGAACGACGTAAATAATTTGCCATCAAGACCCTCTTCCATGGTGTGTCCACGATAAGCAGGGAATCCTCGTAGTTCGAGATGCCCCATCGCGCACTTGCTACTACTAGTTTTAATACATTGATAGGTATTCTCAAAATTCTCATCATTAATCCAAGGAATGAATAATACATTTAACTTGCCCAACTTTCCTTCAGTTGGTTCCGAGTATACTTTAACATTTTTATATTCTCTGAGTAAGAGATCTACTGCATTTAAATTATTAGTGTTCTTATAATATGCAGTATGATTCCCAACAATAGTATGGATGGTAATTCCCATCTCTTGAAGTCGATCATAATAATTATCTTTTGCCCATGCTAATGCAGCAAAATCAATCCCTTTACGACTATCAAAAGTATCTCCCATATCAACTACAGTTTTAATTTTATATTTTTCCAATGTTGGGAAGAATACATCATTATAAAACTTTAAAAAATAGTCATGAAACTGCTTAGAATTTTTACGAGCACCAAAATGCTGGTCAGTAATAATCGCAACTTTCATCAATATCTAGACTTAGAGTGGATACTGTCTTTGATCTGATTATAATCTGAATAGTTTGCTCCGTCAATCGTGTTATCGTCGTAGAAGACTTCATCAAAACCAGTTCTTTCCAAGATCTTATTTTTGATCTCAAGTTGTTTCTTTTCCTTCTGTATACGACGTAGAAACGCGTAGTGAATAATTTGAGTAAAATAAGCAAACGGGTTTTGAGACTTCTTAGGGTCAAAGTTGTGAATATATTGAACACAATTTTCAATTCCATCAGAAATCATATCATCTTTAAAGATGTAATTTACAAAGTTTGGTTTAAATGACAAATGAGTTGCAATTTTTAAAAAGCATTCTCCCAGGTAATTTGTAATCTGTGGTTTTGGATCTCCTCTAGTTGCTGCTAGCTCCACAGAATCTCGATAAGTAATTAACGCTGCTAAAAACTCTTTGTTATTAACATAGTGAACTGATCTTTTTCTTTTAGTCATAGGTCCGATAACCATAATAGATATCTATACTCTTAATAGTATTATTATAACAAAATGTACAAATAAGCACAAGGCTTGACAAGACTCCTGAATCTATGTACAATAACCTTTGTGGAGGTTCAGAAAACACTATTAGCTTTCTTTGAATAACCTCTCTAAGATTTCTTTGGTATCGTGAACACTACCGATCCTTCCCATCTTTCTATCAATTTTTTGTCTGTACCCACTAGGATTCTCAGAATCAGTGAACTCTTTAGATTCTCTAATCCATGACTGGTACATCATAATCATTTCAATATCCTTAGACTCACTCATTGTCATGACATCACCTAGATCAATAATGAACATGTCATCACGAGTAGTCTTTAACCAAGGTTCCATCTTATAACCATGAACACCTCTCTTAGTTTTAATTTCAGAGAATGTAATTGGATTTGAGACAAGTAAGAATGTATTCTCATCTTCTGTACACGGTGAGACTTTTGAGAATATCTCTTCTCCCGATTTTAATTTTATTGTTGCGTAAAAATCATCTTCCATATTTTATTCTTTTAAATTTACATTTATGATGTCATAATTAAACCTTTCTTCATTATAAACTTTAATTCTTTCAATCAGGTGATTCAACGTATAGTTTCTTCTTGACCTATGGGTGCAATCATCGGAGATATCATATAACATTGCTTTTGTCTTGTTTTTTCCTTTTCTCAAGACTCTTCCGATAGATTGTAAGTTACGAATTCTGGATTTACTGGGTGAAGCAAAGACTACGTTATGTAGATTTCTTATATTTATTCCTGTAGAAAACACACCATATGAAGCAACAATAATGGCATCAGATTCTCTTTCAGTGATCTCTCTAACAAGTTCTCTTTCTTCCGTGTCTACCCCACCATGAACAAAGAATACTTTTCTATCACCTTTTTTTGCACCATCAATCAATTCAAAAAGAGGTTTACCATGA